AGTTGATCGTCAGCAGCTTTTTTAATTATACGCTGCTCCAGCGCATTATCCTTATATATTTTTACAAAAAATCTACCTTGATATTCTGGTTTGTTTTCTGCCTTAGCTTGATATATAGCTATATCAATAGGCACGCCTGTTTGTCCTTCTGGTATAAAGTCTAAGCTATCATCAGTAGGGAATCTAAGTTGTATTCTATATACGTCACCTTGTTTTTTAATCCACTCTATTTCAAAATAATCAGATATACGTGTGCCTGCAATTATGCGGCACGATAAATTGTTTTCAGTATTTAAACCTGCAAGCCCACCACCGCTACCTGTGCCATCTTCTTTACCGTCAAAATCATCTTCAGGTATTTCAAAAAATCCTTTATTAACTTGCGGATAGCCAGACGCGGTAAATTCTGTAGTTTGTCTACCGACTTGGCTTTTTCGTATTTTTACAGCATCCGGAGCTTCGTTTGATATTGACAGTATTTTATACCTTGCGGTTTCTTCAATAAAAGTATTGTTGTCATGCTCCTTTTTAAGCTCTAAAAATGTTTCTTCATCAACTTTGTTTCTATCTGCAGAAGGAAACGATAACCAAACACTTCCGTCATCGGGCAAATAAAACCTATCTAATGCTAAATTATAATATTCGTTAGACGTTTCTTTTACATAAAACTTATAATGCGTAGCCCACTTAGGTGGGTTTGATAGCATACCAATTTCAATAGTATTATATAAGTTGCCAAATTCTTTTGCCAGTGATCTACCTCCTGAATCATTCGTAAATACTGGGGTTTGTCGACCATATTCGTCTAAATATACAATACCCATTTGATAAGTACGCATAGATTTTATTGATTCTACAGCAACGCCGCCAATTGGATCTGAGCTTAAGTTTCCGTCAATGGGGTCTATATCTTCGTTTTTAGTTGGATCGTGTACAATACTAAATTCAAAGTTTGGTATAACCTCATTACCAGCGAAGTCTACCATATCAAAGTTTTGAGTGTAGTTACCATATATAATTCTATTACCCGTGATTTCTTGCGCTAACGCTTTTTTGGGCACGTTGTCATATGGTCTTAATAACTGATTAGCCGGTAATAAAGAAGATATTAATTCTGTTTCTATTTTTATTCTACCAGAATAATTTGTCGGCCCTATATCTGGACGTGGAGAACTATCTATAGATATATTAGATGGATCAGAAGGTGGAGTTGCTGGGCTTGTTGCTAAACTTCCACAAACACCTAGTATGCCGGTAATGGTTTGACCGTCTGATACTGTTATGGTATCAGGCTGGCCAAACTCATTAGTGTAGTTAAAATCTATAGGATTTGGCTCATCTGTATCAACACCTATATCAAATTCGCATATATTACCCACTGGTTGGTAGCTGGTGTCGTTCCATTGATTAAAATCTTTGTTTGGCAAAGTTGGTGCATTCTTTTCAATTGTATCTACGCGATAAACATTTGTGCTATTAGATTCTTTATATAATATATCAATAGCAACAACATCATCTGGTATATCAGGCGTTACAAAGTCTCGTATTTCTAAAACACGTATGTTGTTAGTCATAGCTAAATTATAACCGTCGGCGCCAGTGTATTCAAACTCTTCGCCTGGTATAAATGCTATCTCTGTAAAAGGAGAAAATGTTGAGAATTGGTTATCGTCGTATTTATATCTATACGCAAACCTCGGAAATTTAAACTCGAATAAAGGATCATCTTGTTCAAGTACAACATCAAAACCCTGTGTTCCTGTTGGTAAATCTTCCCCGACTGACTGAACTTCGCAGGTGGCTTGTATAGAAGAATTTATTTGTGTTACTTTTACTCTTGCTTGAAAATCCCTAAGGAAGTTGTCGTCGGGGTCTTGAATTGTTAATAATAAAAAGTCACCTGCAATATAATCTGTTTCATTTGTCCAGTTTAAAGTAATTACAGTACCAAAGTCCATTGATATTGTTTCATCTGGATCATCTGGCGAAACTGTGTTAAATTCAAAAGTAGTAGTTGTTTCTATTTCGCCGTCCCTAACCGTGTTCTTTTTGTATATAGTTGGTTGTTGTAGTGGTGATTTTTTTATAACAGTAATATCTGATTCTATAAAATTTCTACCAAACACCTGGGTGTGTGTTGCAAAATCTACAGAGCCATCTTTAAACTTTTGTATTTCAATTTTTTTAGGCTCAGTTTGATTGTCTGTAAAGAATAAAAAGCCCTCAAGTATATTTACACCAGTTATATAAAAGTCTTTGCTGAACTTTAAATGATTTGATATTGATTTAACTTCAACTAATATAGGAAACACTACATCTTTTACCTGATCGTATTCAGCTATAGCGTTTACTGTTGATGACGCTATAAACCAATATATTTTTTCAGTGGTAGCATCTTTAACTGTACCAACACATTCGGCATCGGCAGGAATATAGGCAAGCCCGGATTGAGCCCATGTAGTGTGTAATGTTGTTACTTCATTTAAAGTACGATTAAGCATTTGCTCATTACCAACAAGGGTTTGCAATGTACCAACGTCTGAGCCCTCTGACGTAGCCACCTCTAGGTTTAATGCGTCACGGTACTCGCCATTTGGAATTATACGTTCATCAAGGTCTTTGTTCATTTTACCTTTTGTGAACGTGTGCAATAATTCTGGCATATTTTAGTGTTTTATTTGCTTAGACTTACCACGCATTACTTGCGTTAATTCTTCTAGCTTAATATTTGACAACCTTAGTTTAGCGTTACGCTTAGATGCCCTTGCCTCTTTTTTATATCTTTGTACGATGTACTCCGGTGTTGTTGGACGTGTTGAAACAATTGCATAAGCTATATATTTATATAAAGCTTCTTCCGCAAACTTATGTATTTTACTATCTTCATCAGTGGCTAAACCATCTGACACATACTTTATAGTTATAATTTGCCCAACTACATTTGAACTAAAGTGCATAACACCTCTTACTTGATCAATAAAAAACACGCCGTTGCTTTGTGCATGCTCAGGGTCTAACCCATATCTGCGACCTTTTAAAGCGTTTTGTATAAGATCGGCGTTGCCCATGTTTTGAAAATCCGTTTCTGGTGAGTTGCCAGATCCTTCAGATCTTCTAAATCTTTTAAATGTTTCAGACGGCGTAGCAGTTACTATCTCTCTATTTTGCTCGTCAAAAATATATTCATAATTATTATCTTGAACATATGGCACAGGGTCACCTGTTTTTCTGGCAGGGTATAATATTTTTTCTATACCAGCTTGATCTGTCATTGATATTTTTATATAACCAACAAAATCTTGTGGTAGCGGTACATATAATGTAGGGCCAACCTCAACTTCAATAAACTTAGCTGATGGTAAAATATCAAAACTCATTTCGGCTAAACCGCGTTGAGCATGGAAAGCCACATCCGTTCTTTTTATTTTGCTGATGAGCTTGCCTTCACCTACATAAGATATAATAAAGTTATTTATAATATCACCTATAGAAATAGACTGGTAGCTACCGTAATTTTCATCATAACTATTCCATACGCCGTCCGGCCCTAAATAGTATTGTTCGTTATTTTGATATAGTAAACCCATCTATTATGCTTTTTCTTGTTGTGTGTTCTTGACTTCTTCTCCAGCTGCTATTTGATAAAGCTGTAAATCTTTTGTTACTAATCCAGCAAGCTCTAATATTTTAATTACAAGCTCAGTTTCTTCCGAAGGATCTAATTCAAAATCTACAGAATATGTAGCGTCATATAAAGCTTCACCATATACCATTTGATATTTCCACTCTACCTTAGCGGGCTTACGTATATAATTACACTTTACACCAGAAGTTAATTCGGTGTCTCCGTATACATTTATAGTACCATTTTTAGACACATATACTGGCAAAGAATTTTTTGGTTTAGTTAATGGTGATAAATTTATATATAAAAAATCATTACCATTTATTCTTTCAGCCTCTATATCGCTATTAATAGTTTGTCTGTGTATTGTAGGATCGCTTGTTGGAAAGTTGGCTGGCTGTGTAGGTGATGGATATAAATCTCTTGTAGTTACATTAGTATATATAACCGTGCCTAGCCTATACATATCTGTTGGCAGTGGAAAATTACTGTTTGCTAAATCATAAGTTAATTCACTTTGCTTTTCAAAAACAGCTATTTTTTTATTTAATAAGTCTAACATATCAGAATACTCTGTATCATTACCAGGCATTCTTCCAAACTGATTTATATCATAAAAATATTGCTCAAACAAATCTAACTGTGCTTGATTGGCAAATAAATTAAATTCCTGAGGCGTAACATATCCTCGTTGTTCTTTATTGAGTATACCTAACACTCTTTGATAAACAGTATCTATACTTACGCTCATACTTTTTTATTTATAATAATTAGGCCACCCATAAGATGGCCTAACCATTATGAGTGACTATTTAAGTCGTTTTTCAATTGTCTTATAAACCTCTACGCCTTCGTCAGTTTTAAACCACGCTGCTAATGCAGAATATGGGTTTTCATCAAATGGCACCGTCATAAGCTTTCTATCTCCGTCTCCATATGTAAATGTTCTTTGATCGGCAGATAATTTAATTAATCCAGCTTCTGTAGCTTTAATACCAAAGTTCCTTAATTGAACGTTATCATCATTTGCTAATTCAACAAATAATATAGGTTTTCTTTTTGCAAATATTAACCCGTCTCGCTTTAATTCGCTGCTTGATAGTTGATTTACTTTGGAGCCAAATTCAACTCTTAATATAGCTTCTAGTTGCTCCATATCAAGTGATTTAGCTAAGTTAAGCGCTTCAATTTCTGCTTCAATCCAATCCAGTTGGCTAGCTGCTTGTTGCTGTGGTTTATATTCTTCCCATACCTCTTCAGACATCGGATGATATAATGATAATAGTTTTTGTAATACTTGATTTTCTTTAGGTACATTTAATGCACCATCTCTAAAAACTATTCGCCCTAATGTTGCCGGTCCTTTTTGTTCATCAACAAATGGTGATGGCTGATTAGTTGCATATTTTAGTTCTCTTTGGTACCCTTTTTTTTCGTCAAACCAAAGTAATGGTTTACGCGCACTATGCTTAGATGGTACCGTAAATACTAATGGACGCTTGTTATTTTTAAGCGTATATAATCTGTCTTTAATTTCCCACGATGTATCAACCGTAGGTTCTTTTGTTTTTCCCATGATATAATAAAATAAAAATGTTAGAAGTAATAACTACCCCCGCCGATATGACGAGGGTAATTACTACAGGGTTTTTAGCTTGTAGCTTTAAACAATACGAAGTTGTTAGCAGCTTGAACACACAACGCTCTTTCTGACAAGAAGTGTACGTTCATTTCGTCAGCGTCAGAAGTATAGTTACCTCCTACTGATCCAGTCACCCAAGACTTCATTCTTCGGTCATCAGCTTCAGAAGCTCTGTAGCGAATGTGCAAGAATGGTCGAGAGATATTCTTTCCGAGTTGCTGATCATAAACTGTAGAAGTACCAGCAGGAACTAGCACACCTTCAACATCTGCAACTAATCCACGAGTTGTAGAATCGTTTAGATATTTCCAGTCAGTTTTGTAGAAATCGTAAGAACCTCTGCGGAATCCTGAGAAACCAAGGTTAAGTGCCATATCTTCAGAATTGTCAAATACACCGTAAGATGTACCGCCAGTCCCATAAGAGTTTTGAGCAGCTAGCATATTGTCGATAGCTAAAGATGTACCTCTATCCAAGAAAAGCATGTTTTCTTCGATTGAACCTTGCTTATCTAGCTCAGCTAAAATAGTGTCAAAGTCATCAAGACCAGCACCACCAGCAGCGCCAAAGTCAGCGTCAGTGTATACAAGACCTCTATCTTCAAGTGCAGCAAAAAGACCTTCAGAACCAGTTACGCTTGAACCACCTCCGAAACCAGCAGCAGCAGTAATATTTCTTACTGTACCATCAATGTTCAAAGATTTTTCTGCTTCAACCATAGCCATTTCAAGTTGATCTTCGAAACGAATGCGCGCTTCGTGCTCAGATTTTAAGTACCAAAGATAACCAGAAGTTCCAGCCTCAGTAGTTACTTCTACCCAACCAATTTGAGCAACATCAGAACCATTTACATTATACTTATCTCTAAGAATAATTGGTTTGTTGTTGAAAGTTGTGAAAGAAGCGTCAACTGAATTACCAGCTTTTTCAGTTCCTTTAGCATATTCAGAACCATATACAAATACTTTAACGTCAGCTCCGGTTATTGTAAGACCAGCAATTTCGCCATAAGTATCTACAGTTACTGTTTGTCCAACCACATCTTGTACATATGCTTTTTGAGTAGTAAACCCTTTAGATACAACGATAGTCATTCCTTTTCCGATCAAGTGATCAGCTGGGAAAGTTAAAGTTGTGGTATCGACTACTTCTACGTCGTCATATGCAATATGCAGTCTACCTTGCTCTGACCAAGTGATTACGTCAGACGCCATAGGCATTTCAGCTCCTACCATACGTAGGAAACCAGAAATAGTACGATTACCATATCGCTCTACTTCTTTTTCATAGACCTCAGGCAAAAATTGTTGCGTGAAATCTAGGTCCGCGACAGAAAGGTAGTTGTCTCCAAACAATCCTTTAACTGGTCGTGGTGTTAAATGTGCGAGAGCCGTTTGACTCCCGGTAAAAGATCCAGCCATTTTATTTATTTTTAATGGTTAATTAATTACGTTTTTTAATTTTAAAACTACTAGTGCTGGCTGCATCGCTTGGTACCGCTCGTATGGTCCAACCGTTTTGTGTTGTTACTTTTTCATGGCCCCGTCTCGGTTCCATGTCAACATTTTTGGTTCTTGCCATACTGTCTTTCATTGCATCGGCTTTACCTTGCTCATAAAAGTGGTTTGCAATTGCATCAGCGTTCATAGCTGTAAATAGCGACTTATGATAACCCTTAGCATCAGCCATTTCATTTTTATCGTTCAAGAACTTCTTGACAAAATTATTAATGTTGCTTTGGGTCGTCTTTACGTCTTCAGTATTTTTAATTTTAAACCTATACTTTTTGTCTCCAACAGAATAATCAAAACCTTTGAAATCCTTATTAAAAACGTTTTCGGTTTCAGTTAAAAATATTTTCTTTTGCGATTCCGCTACTTTATTAGCTTCTTCGTTATCTTTATTATAACGATTGAAAAAATCAACCGCTTTTTGCTGATCAGCCGTTAAGTTAGATCCAGCTTTAATGTTTTCATAATATTGAGACTTTAATCCTTCTAAATGCTTTTTAGCTTTAGCAGCCTCTTCTTTAAAAGCAATTTTTGCTTTTCTTATATCTTTTGGCTCATCTAATTCTTCGTCATACGAAAAGTCTTCCATTAGCAGCTGTATATCTTCAGCATCTAAATGTGGTTTTGTTGTTTCGTAATATTCTCTAATTAGCTGTGCTTCGTTAAGTTTAGAATAGTCGGTGTTTAGTCTTACATAGTCTTCAAGGCTGCCACCTGTTTCATTTATAAATTCTATAACTTTTTCAATATTTTCAGGAAGATCAATAGCTTTTTCCTTTGGTTGCTCAACAACTTCTTCAACAACTTCTTTTGATTCTTCAACTGTTGGTTCAGGCGCTGGCTCTTCTTCTGTTACTTCTTCTAAAACTACTTCTTCTTCCTCTTCGGTGTCCCGTACTTCTTCAACCACTTCTTCGCTGTCTGTCTTGTCTTCGGGTTCTCCGACAGCAACATCGCTGTCATCTGTGCTTTGCTCTTGAACGGCATCTTCTTGTGGTTTATTAAGTTTTCCTAAATCTAATTTAATCGTACCATCTTCAGCGACTGATGCGCCTGTATCTGGTTTTTCTTCAACTACTTCTGTTTCATTAGTAGTTTGTTCTTGCGTATCTTCTTGTACTTCAAGAACTTCTTCTTGGTTTTCTGACATGATAAAATATTATATAATTATACATTACTATTATTACTTAGGTTCAAAGGTACCTAAGTCAAATCCTCCTCCAATTATGTCGTTTCCGCCAGACTCAAAGGATTCTGCCTGTTTTTGGCTTTCTAGCGCGCTTGTATTAGCGGCCTCCATATTCTTTAATTGAATATTGTAATTAAACTCTTCAGCCATTAATTGCTTCTTAGCTTCTACTTCGGCTTCTAGTTTTTGTAATTCAAGCTGCCCTTTTAATTGTTCTAATTCTGCTTTTTGAGCGGTTATAGCTTGTTGCTTTTGAATTTCCGCTTGTGCTGCAACTTGTTGGGCTTGCGCGTTCGCTTGCGCCTGCGCTTGAATATTTTGTTGTTGTATTGCTTGATCTCGCTCTTGTTTTTTCTTACGCTTTATTTTTAGCAGCTGATTTGCAAGCTTTAAATTTTGCACTTCCCGAATATCAATAGCATCATCTAAATCAATTAGCCCTGCTGACAATGCTGTTTGGATATTGTTTTCTAACATCTGCTTTTCTTCCTCGTCTGGCATAAGTGTAATAAATATGCCAAAGTCATATAAATGCAAATCTTGCATTTCGTCAAGAGTGGCAACATTATGTGCGCCTATCTTTTGTATAAATGAATTGCGTGTTGGCGAATACTCTATAATATCAGATATTCTTAATGATAAACATTCAGCAAGATGTGCTGTTATAAACAATCCACCTTCCAATATATGTCGAGTTGCTGTATTACTATTAGCCGCAGCTATTTTTTGAACGCCCACAAGTGCCTTGGCGTCAGGCATACTGCCATCTCTTGCCTCATTTAAACCGGTCACATCTCTTATCATTTGTAAATAATAATTGTATGTGCTAATTAATGATTGCAATTTATTACCACCTGATCCGCTTGTTATTTCCTGTATAGGCACTTTGCCTGGGTTCATATCACCATCTTGTGTAAACGATCGGCCAATAACGGAACCTGTTTGGAAAAACATATTTAATGCTTCTTGCGGATTATAGTTTGTACCGTTTCCTAAATCAATTTCAGCTAAACCATCAGCATCAAGATAAACACCGTCTGGTACCATACGAGACATAACTTGCTGTAACTTTAAATGCGTTAGCTGTATCATATCCGCAAAGCCGGTTATTCTACTAACTAAAGACTCTACTTTGCCTTTATACATCCTAGGCGCATTAATACTATAAGTCATTAAAACTTTTGAGCTGTCGCTTTTTGGTCGCATCATATTTTTTTGAAGCTCCCATTTAAGTAAATAATCTGTACCCAGTATTAAAACACCTTCATACAACACTTCTAAAGATCTTGATAACTTACCAAATTGTTGCTCTAGCACCTCGACTGGAGGATCAAATGTGTCATCTCTTAATAAAATTTTAGACGCGCCTGTTGCGGTTTCTTTAATTTTATATACTTCGTTCATGTATGTTTTGTAATTAAAATACAATACTTGAACTGTGTTTGAATCTGTTTCGTTATAATTAGATAATGTCCTATCGTAAAAACCGTTATTTTGATAGCCTTGTTTTGATATTTGCTCTAAATCCTCTTCTGTTAACTCTGGGAATTGTTTTTTAAGCTCGTTAATTGGCACATCTTTTACTTCGCCACAATAATAAATATCATCAAAATAAGGTGAATCAGTATATGACCAAACTAAATTAGCGGGGTCTACATAATCAATAACTATACCCTCTGATTTTGTAAATCTATTTTTAACAGCACCAATACCTATTGTGGTTAAATCATATATAACACGCTTTTTAGTTAAGTCATAATTATTACCTTCTAATAAAACGTTAATAGCTTGCTCTTCAGCTATTTCAACCGCTTGCTTATAAGTAAGCTGCATGTGGACATCTAGCTCTTCCTGTGTTTCTGGTAAAGTTTCTGGTGGATTTTCAAATAAGTTTACACCAAAGTTTTCTTTAGCAAACTCGTTCATTTCTTTAGTTTGTATATCTCTAACTATACTTTCTAAATATTCAGAACGTTTAGCAACACCATATGGGTCTTGCGAATATGCTTTAATATCAAAAGCTCTTTCTGATATACCGTTTACAACTATATCTACAAACTTAGGTATAATTGGAACTGGTTTCCAATCTATGTTTAAATACGATAAATCACCATTAATAGATAACTCATCTTTATACTTTTGTATTGATTGCTCGCCTCTAGCATATAAGCGTAACCTGTGAAATGTGTTTTGATTACTTTTATACCTGTTAGTACCAGAATCTGATTTAAACCATTCATCTTGAATAGCTCTACCAACTCTTAAGCCATACTCAGGCGACATTTTCTCAGAGTCGCTGGCAACCTGGCTTGGAAAAAAACTATTTATAACTGACTCAGCCAT